ATGCCGACCACGGTCAAGCCGACCTCGCAGGTCAGTCCGACCGATATCAAGGTGGCCGATAATGTCCCGCCCCCGGCTGGGACCCAGGTGACCTCCCCGGCGACGCAGACCTCCACCAAGACCACCTCGACGACGCAGAACCCGGACGGCTCGGTCACGGAGGCCGAAGAGGAAACGACCTCCGCCTCCTGCACCATCGGCGAGCATGACAGCCGGACCCTGCAGTCGGTGTACGAGCAGCATGCTGCGAGCTGGCAGAACACTGGCCTGCTCCAGGCCGTCAATCTGCTCAAAACCTTGACCTGGCCCTCGACGTTGCCGGTCGTGGCCCTGCCTTCCTCGTTCTTTGGATCGCAGCACGTGGATTTCAACGACTGGGCCTGGATGTTCACGGCCCTGCGGACCTTAATCATTGCGATTGCGACGCTCGCGGCCTATCGCATCATCTTTGTCGGAGGACGGTAATGAGCGCCTTGTTGAGTCTGATCTATTGCTGGCTGCAATCGTTCTTCCTGACCCTCAACGACTGGTTTTTGGGCCAATGGGATTCGCTCCTGGGGATCGTGGACAGCCTCCTGGCCTCGGTCGGCAGTGCCGGCCTGACCCTACCGGTCATCCCCGATCAATACGCCTGGGTCCTCGGCGCGACCGGGATGTCGCAAGCCCTGGCGATCATCGCCGGCGCCATGGGCACGCGGTTGCTCCTGCAGACCATTCCCTTCGTCCGGTGGGGTTCCTGATGCGGCTGGCGCGACGGACAGCAGCGGAGCAGGCCGGAGAGCGGGTCTCGGTGAGGATCTCCTTCCCCCGGCGCATTTATGAAGTGATGAAACTGGCCACCCAACCGGATTGCGGGGTGACCGTGGCCTGGATGTGCGAGCTCGGCGGGATGCTGGTCGCCGAGGCGCGTCTGCAGGATCGCGAGGCGCGGGAGCGGGAAGCCCAAGGAAGGCGAAGGAGGCGCGGATGCTGTTCGTGATGCTGGTCATGGCCCGGGTGCTCGGGGGCGGAGCGCATGAGGTCACGGTGTGGTGTGCCGTGAAATTTGCCCTCCCCTATCTGGTGGCCGGCGGGTTGCTTTGGTGGGCGGCCATGCGGGACTACGGCTGTTAGGGAGGAAGCCCGTCATGGTGTCGGCCTGGATTCTTGAAGTGCTCGTCGTCCTAGCCTGTCTGTGGCTGCTGCTGGTGTTCTGGGCTCGGACCGGGGGGCCGCGATGATTGAGCTATTCGAGGGCGTGCCGGGATCGGGCAAGTCCTTCTACGCCATCGGCGAGCGGTTTTTGCCCTGGGTGCAGGCCGACCGGCGCATCTACGTCTACGTAGACGGGATTTACCTGGACCGGCTGGCCTATCTGCTGGGGCGGGATCAGGGAGAACTGGAACGGCAGATTACTATCTGGAAGACAGCGGACCAGGTAAAAGCGGAGCTGACGCTGGTGGAACCCAACGCCTCGGTCTTGATTGATGAGTCGCAGGAACTCTTCCGGGCCCTGCACCGCGTGGATCCCGTGCTGCTGCGCTGGCTGGAAACGCACCGGCATATCGGGGTGCACGTCGTGTTGATGTGCCAGGACTACCGGAACCTCGCCCAGACGGTGACCCGGCTTGTGGAATGTACGACGCGGTTCAGAAAGCTGTGGTTCCTGGGCTTTGCCAACCGCTTTCAGGCCAGGGTGCGGGGGAACCCGGAGGATCTGGAAACCATCCGCTCCTTCACGGGCGTCTATCGGTCCACGACCTATGCCTTTTACGACAGCTACGCCTCCAAGACAGTGCAGGAGCAACGGGTGGCGAACCACGTCTGGTTTCAGCCCAAGGTGTTGGTGGGAGTAGTGGCCGGTCTGTTCGTCTGCCTGGTCCTATGGTTGCGGCCCTGGACGAGTCTGGAGAGCACGGCCCGGGCTCAGACGCCCGCCTCGGTGCCGACGGCTCCTGCCAAGAAGTTGTTGGGTGGACCGGGCTTCGCGCCAAGCAAGACGCCAGAGGGTTTGGTCGCTCCTCCGTCACCGGCGCCCGTGATCCGGATTCAAGGCGTGCTGATCGTAGAGGAGGGGCCCGAGGGCGAGCGCATGCCGCGCTATCTCCTGGAGGACGGCTCGGCGCTCACGGCGGCGCAGATTGCCGGCCGGTACGGGATTCAGGTGCAGGAAGTGCGCGAAGGCGCCTTCACGCGGTTGATCGGAGAGGGGCTGGTCTATGAGTCAAGCGGCCATTGAGGTGCTGGCCTACTACACCGCGGTGTTCTGGCTCCTGGGGTTTGCGGTGGGCCTGATCACGCGTCTGATCTTCCCTCCATCCTGAGGGAACTCTCCCCTGGGAGCGGCCAGGGGCGCACGGTGGGCGGTCCACCATAGCAAGGAGGTGTCCTATGTGGGCACGAGTGAAGGGCTGGGTGCAGTCGGCCCGGGACCGGCTGCGGAACGGCGTGCTGGGGCTGTCCGTGGGGGTGACGCTGGCGCTCGCGGACGTGGCGCCGTCGTTCGCGCAGACCACGAACATCTTCCCGGTGTCGGCGGACGTGGCCACGGTCAAGGCGGACCTGCTCCTCTGGGGCACGGCCCTGATCGGGGTGGCGTTGGCCATCTACGCCTTTAGGCGGGTTCGCGGTTTGGTGACCCGCTAAAGGGGAGGGATGGACGAGGGAGCGCGCCCCTCGTCTGTTCCTTTCCCTGGGAAGGAGACACGGGATGAGCGCGAATGCGATTGCGACGATCGGGCAGACCTTGCAGACCGATCTCATCGCCTGGGGCGCCGCAGCGATCGGGCTGGCGATCGTGGCCGCTGGCGTCCGGTGGATTATGCGGCTGCTGGCCTAG